CACCTCCGGGCTATACTGGACGGCCCGGGGACGTCCACCTCGAGTGGGTTCTGAGTAGGTTGAAGAACCTGCCTCAGAAGACGCGCATCAGCAGACAAAGTCCCACGAACTCTACGTTGCTTAAGCGTAAAGACGTGAAACTCAAGACGCTGATACGCATCGTTATACCTTGATTTGATGAACTTCCCTTGTAAATTGAGAAGTTCAGCAGATCGTGGGTCACTAGCCCACCTGCACGGGAAAGGAGACTCTGGAGTACCCCAAGGTAAGGGTCCCCAGAGATCTTCAATCTTCCGTAGAAGGTAAGCCGACGCATCCCGATATCCATCATGACTCAACCGATTCATGAGGGAAACATAGGAGGCGAAGGCCCCCCCATCTCGAGGATTCCCGCTCCACGGCGTTTTCACGTGAAATGGAGTAATGTCCTCACCGAAGAGGTACCAAGCTCCACAAGATTCACGGAAATACCCGTCGGAGAAGCTCTTCTCCTCGGATACTTTCAGTCCGCAGGAGTGGAGAGCTTCGGTCACGGCCACCCGATATCGTGAGGGTACGATGATATCATCACCGTACACAAACACAACACGGGCGAACCTCCTCCATTGGGCAGGCGTGCCCTCGCGGAGAGCGATGCTGGCAACGGATATCAGCCAAAACATTAAGGCTTCCGCCGAGAATGTCAAGGCTGAACCCATACCAGCTTGTTTCGCGAGTTCATGCACTGTGCCATCCGGCAACTCACAGTGAGTACTGCGAGTTGCGTCGAGTATCTTGGAGACTCTCTTAACACGCCCAAAAGTGTGTTGAACGAGTTTCCTAGTCAGAAGATCAGACGCGCTAGTCAGATCTAAGGTGCACCACTTACGAGTGACGCTGCCCTGATAGGCTAGATCGCGGTTGATCTCTTGATTGGTAAAGTTTACCCTTCCTTTTGTGAAAGGGCAGACATTTTCCAAATACTCGACAAGGGACGAGTTGAACATCTGCTGTGCGTACTGCATTGGCAGAGGTTCGGCAGCAATACTGCGGTACTTGTCCCAATCCTTTGGTACCAAGTAGAGCTTTGACACTGGTGTGTCACGCACTTCAAAAGTGCGTTTGCCTTGCTTGGCCAAAGACAGGATGGCAGGGCGGGTAATCGGACTACGAGACCCATCCTCAAGGAGTGACGAAC